ATGAAAAAAGGATTTCACGCAACGGAGTTCGACGGAATGACTTTCGGAATGGAGGTTGAAACCGGAACGAAGGCGTATGAAAACTTCAAAAAATCCGTGAAGGACGAAACGGCGTATTCGATATTCGGCGATCCGCTTCAAGTGCTGACCGTTCCGCATACGGCGGTGGCGGCAATCATGCAAGAAGCACATTGGCTTGTATCGGAAGGAAGGTACATCAATAAGTTTTATATCGAAGGCTTCAAAAGGAACGAAGAAATCTATATCAAGTATTCGGACGTTCCTATTGATTTCAGAACAAGAAAATGGGAAGGGAGTGTTTCGGAATGAGCAAAGGCAATGCAACAGCGTTTGACGCTATCACGAAGGACAAGCCCACGCTGGCGGGCTTCCTTCGTTCCCTTCCTTGCATTGAAGCGCCGTGGGACGCGGCGTTTCAGAAGCGTTATTGCTCTTCCTGCACGGCGGAGAATTGCGACGCTTGCGCGAATGAGCAGTTCCGGAACAATCCGGAATGGTGGCTTTCCCTTCCGGCGGCGGAGGTGGAACAATGACGGCGGATCGGGCGCGCGGGGCGCTTGCCGTACTGCAAGACGCGGACGGGAAGTTTATTTGCGAAGTGCCTTGCGGTTACATAGTCGAGCAGACAGCCAGCGCACACAAGCCCCGGCGGATACAGGCACAACGACGGCGGCGGGCAATGCTTCGCCGTCGCGTCGCCCTTACGGTTGCGTTGCTGACCGTCGCCACCCTTCTTGCGGCGCTTATGCCGTGGAGCGGGAGCGGTGCGGCGGACAAGCCGAAGGATACGACCGCCGGAACGCTTGAAGAGGTACACCAGCCGACCGCCGTTCTTCTTCCTTCGAGCGGGACGGTGGCGGGATATGTGCCGAACGCGGCGGAGGTTGAAGCCCTTGCAAAGCTGATCTACGGCGAAGCGGGGATCGTTCCTTCTACGACGGAGCAAGCGGCGGTTGTATGGTGCGTTCTGAACCGCGTTGACGATCCGCGCTTCCCCGACACGGTGCTGGAGGTTATCGAAGCGCCCTATCAGTTCAGCGGCTACGATCCCGAATATCCCGTGAAAGAGGAATTCGCCCTTCTTGCGGCGGACGTGCTGACACGATACCGCGCGGAGCGGGACGGCGAAGAAAACGTCGGGCGGGTGCTTCCGGCGGAATACTGCTTCTTCACGGGCGACGGGCGGCGCAATCACTTCACAATGGAATGGAAAAGTACGGATTGCTTCGGCTGGACGCTTGAAAGCCCGTACACAGATTAAGGAGGGGCGGCGAATGCTTGAAATCAGACCTACGCACTTAAAGCCCGCCCGCGAGTTCGTCGGGAAATACCATCGGCACAATATACCGCCAGTTGGCGGGAAGTTCGCGATTTCCTGCTTTGAAGGCGAACGGCTTTGCGGCGTCGCAATATGCGGCAGACCTACGGCGCGGAAACTTGACGACGGCGCGACGCTTGAAATCTATCGGAATTGCACCGACGGGACAAGAAATGCTTGTACGAAGCTGTACGGCGCTTGCGTCCGGATCGCCCGCGATATGGGATACAAGAAGGTCATTACCTACACGCTGGAGAGTGAAAACGGCGCTTCCCTTCGCGCGGCAAACTTCACATTCGCAGGATCGGCGGGTGGGATCGCTTGGACAGGGACGCGCCGCCGCGATTACTACGTATCGCCGGAAGAAATGAAAAACCGATGGGAATATGTACTTTGAAAGGAGCGGCACACGATGAAGGAAAACAAAAGCGGCTGGCAGTTCCCGAAGGCGCTTGAAATTATCAAGTGCAAGGAAGGCAACAAGGAGTTTATGAAGGAGCGTCCGGCGCGTCGCCCGTTCGGAAACACCGTGCTTATTTGCGAATATCCGATCGACGACACGGCGGCGGAAGAGCCGAACGCGAAGTTGATTACATGGCGGCTTGCGAAGCGCGCCGCACGGGACTTCTTGCGCGTTTCCTTTATGCCTTCGGCTATCGTATCGGCGGCGACGCATGGCGGGAAAACCGCCGTCCGCGTCTACGGTAAATATTAAATCACACGAAAGGAGCTATTCAATTATGTTCAGCAAGAAAAAGACCGAATGCCGCGTTTGCGGCTATCGCTTCACACCGGAGCGGGAAAACATCTACACGGCGGAAGAACCACGTTCGGCGCTTGAAATGCTTACCGCCGCGCCGACGCGCTTTTCGGCGGTTGATTGCCCGATTTGCGGTTGCCAAATCCGGCTGGCGGATCGTGCGCCGCGCATTGACTTTCCGGCTATTGTAGAACGGCACGACGCGGACGCAGAGGAAACGGAGGGCGGCGAAGATGAAGATTAAAAGTATCGCCGCTATCTGCAAGAAGAACAAGAATATTGCAATCTTCGAGCGGTACAGCGACGACGGCGACATATTAACGCAGTACATCGGCGACGGATCGGCGGTTTATCCGGTTATCGGGCTTCCGCCGCTTGACGCGGAAAGCCTTTTAACGATCTTCGACGTTCCGGAGAAAGACCGCGATAATTACTTCGTGAAAACGCTGGGCATTCCGGCGGGTATCAGCTTCGAGGATACCGACGCGACGGAAAGACAAGTCGAGCGGGAAGGAATATCAATCATCTATTCCGGACGAACCTTGAAGCCGATCCACACAACGCGCGGGCTGGTATTCATCGAAAGCCGCTATCTTGCGCCCGTTGCTGACGTGCTGGACGTGCTGGAGCTTTACGAACGCCGCACGACGGACGGCGCGCCCTACATTGTAGCGAAGGCGGGCTTCCTGCTTCAAGCGGTGATTATGCCCTATGACGTTATCAATCAGCAGTTCGTGGAGAGCTTGCAAGCCTTAACGCGGGAATGCGAATTCGCACTTTCCGAGAAGGAACGCAGAGAGCGCGAAGCCCGCGACCATTTCACGGCGACAGAGCCGGAGCAATTCGCCTTGAATGTTGATCCGAACACGGGCGAGATCGTAGAAGGAAGCGAGGTGGCGGACAATGCCTAAAATGACGGTACGCGTTATTCTGAAAAGCGGCGTTGAATTCTCTATCAAGTGCGACAAATTCACACTTACGCGAAACGGCTTTCAACAGGTAACGGGCTACAACATCGAAGGGATCACGGAGAACCAGCCCGTTTATTTGGACTTTGAGCAGGTGGCGGCGGTTGTCCGCGTCTTTTCCGACGAAAAGGAGGTGGCGGACGAATGAACGCGGCGCTTCTATCCTCTAAAAATATGTGCTGGTGTACGCCGCAAGACTTCTTCGACAAGCTGAACGCCGAATTCGGCTTCGTGCTTGATCCGGCGGCGACCGACAAAACGGCGAAATGCTCTTTGTATTACACGCCGGAAACGGACGGGCTTTCACAAAGCTGGGATCGCGGCGGCGCGGTATTCTGCAATCCGCCTTACGGACGCGAGATCGGCAAGTGGGTTCAAAAGGCTTTCGAGGAAGCGCGGGGGGGGTATCCGATTGTTTTACTTATCCCAGCGCGGACGGACACGGCATATTTTCACGATTACATTTACGGGAAAGCGGAAATCCGCTTCGTGCGCGGGCGGCTACGGTTCACGGACGACGACGGGAACGCCGCCGATCCCGCGCCCTTCCCTTCAATGGTAGTTATCTATAACGGGGAGCGGGTGAAGGAATGAGCGACAAAAAGAAATGTCCGTTTTGCGAAGCGATCGAGCTTCAACGGTTCATCGAAGAACACCACAGCAAGCCCGCAGGGTTCGGAATGGCTCTATCCGCCGCGCTTGTTTCCTACGCAGTAGTAAACGGGCGCAAATGCGGGAGGACAACGGATTACATGAAGGACGGCAAGGGCTACCCGCTCAATTATTGCCCTTCGTGCGGAAAGCGGGTGAAGAATGAATAACCGACAGGAAAAACCGCCCTTGAAGTGCTTGTTGGGCATTGATCCGGAGAAGGCGCAGAAATGCAAGCCTTCGGAATGCGCTTCTTGCGGCTGGGAAGCGGCAGAAGCCGCGCGGCGGCGGGAGTACGTGAAGGAACACGGCTTGACGCTATGCGCTGACGGCTTCCGGCGGCTGATTATTAAGAAGGAGAACGACATGGCAACACCTTATAAAGAATGCCCGCATTGCGGCGCACATCTTGACAGCGGCGAAAAGTGCGAATGCCGCACAGAGGAAACCGAAGCGCAGAATTCGCAGAAATACGCTTGCGGGCTTACGGAACAGGACATTGAAAGCGGCTGGGAATGCCCGCTTGATAATCCGAACGAAACTGTTAGACGTTGCGAAGATTGCGCCTTCGCAAAAGAAACCGATTGAAAGAGAGGGCAAAAGAAAATGACAGGAATTAACGAGGTTGCGAAGGAAATTCACGAAAACGCCGTCGCCCACGGCTGGTGGGACGAAGAACGCGGCTTTCCGGAGGTTTTAGCGCTCATTCATTCGGAAGTATCCGAAGCGCTGGAGGAATACCGCAACGGACGCGGCGCAACGGAAATCTACTTTGGCGACAACGGCAAGCCCGAAGGTATCCCCACGGAGCTTGCGGACGTGATTATTCGCGTTCTTGATTATTGCGGATACGCAGGGATCGACATTGACGCGGCGATCTCACAGAAGCACGAATACAACAAAAGCCGCCCGTATCGGCACGGCGGCAAGAAGTGTTAATCATGGCGGAGCGGGTGAACCACCCGCCGCACTATAACGCGGGCGGGATTGAGTGTATCGACGCGCTGGAAGCCGCAACAAGCGGGCTTCAAGGTATCGAAGCCTTTTGCACAGCGAACGCGATCAAGTATTTGTGGCGCTGGAAGCTAAAAAACGGTGAAGAGGACTTGCAAAAGGCGGTTTGGTATATCAACAGACTTATTCAACGAGCGGGCGCAGACAGCGCCGCAGGAAAGGAGCTATTCAATATGAAAGAGAACAAACACGGCTTCGAGCCGAAACAGGAATTCACAATGGGCGGGATCGCTTGGACGGTCATTCAGACGGGCGCGGATTGGGTGAAGTGCATTGCTTCCGATTGCGTCGAGGAACGCGCCTTCGATGAAGGGAACAAGAACGACTTTGCCGCTTCTTCCCTTCGTGCCTATCTGAACGGCGAATTCTTGCGCCGTCTGATTAAGGCGGGCGCGCCGGAAGAAATGTTCGAGCATTTCAACATCGACTTAACCGCCGACGACGGCTTGAAGAATTACGGCGGCGATCGCGTCCGGATCGGGCTTATCACTTGCGAGGAATACCGCCTTTTGCGCGGCAACATTCCGGCGCTTCCGGATCGCTGGTGGTGGACGGCTACACCGGACAGCCCGATAAATAATTTCGTCCGCAACGTCGATTCGGACGGCTCTTTGCACAACGACTACGCGTGCCGCGGCGGCGGGGGCGTTCGCCCGCTTTGCAATCTCAAATCTGAAATCTTGGTATCGTACTTAAACGGCGAGAACGCAGAGGAACAGAAGAAGCGCGCCGAAGCCGTCGATATGATGAAGCATATTGCCGCCGCGTGGGACATCGACGCGGAAGAGGTTTTCGGGAGGACTGACGAATGACAATGTATCAATTCATGGTGAACGCCTTTTATATGCTTTGCGGCGTTGCTTGCGTCGCCGCTTCCGTTGTGATCGTCTACATCGTTTTGAACGTGCTT